CCCTTGGCTATTGGCAGTCGTTCGGGAATTCCGAACTCGTGACTATCTCGTGATTTCGCACGATTTTCACGAGATAGGCGTTAGTGATTTAAATAGGCCCCTTTAAGTGCGGTCAAATATCCTCTTCGTATGGGATATAAGGAGTATACAGATAAGAAACAGTGTCAACTCCCCATTCAGCCATTGTCTTCAAATCTGCTTTTGAAAGTGAAGAGCCTGATCCTACGTTAATCTTAAACCCATTAATGTGGAGTTTTTTGCAATCCGCAAGAGTAAGATTCTCGTAATAAATGATACAAGACCGGTTTGTTGCAAGGGCTGAATAACCACTGAACGCTGCGATAATGTCATCGGCATCAGCTTCAGACCCACCAAAATAGTCCACCTGACCATTTGGCAAAAGAGTCCTGACAATGGAAATCTGGTCAATAGAACCGGAGAAAATGCTTGTTTCCTCAAGTCGGTATCCTTTAATCAAGGCAGCAAAGCTGTCCCATATCGCAATATCGCCGGCACTCACATAGGAACTCGGCATACCACCAAGACGGAAACACATCTTCATGTTATATCTCAAGCAAATCTGAACGATTTGTTCAAGAGTCGGAACTCTCAGTTCATCATCTGTGAAATCAGACAGTACATAACGGGATTGTTTGCTGACAACATAATCAATTTTCAATGCATTTATTTGTACGTCTGTCAAACTGCTAACATTGCCAGTTCCGTTGGTAGTTCTGTCTACACTTGCATCATGCATAACATACAAAGTTCCATCAGCAGAAACTTGTATTGCAGCAATCCATGCCCATTGATAACCCATCTGCCCAGCTATTTCATATGCCGGGATGCTATTTTCAGGAGCATACAACCGTTGCCCACGATGGGCCGTGAACTCCATTCGTGCCGTATTGTTATCTCGACTGCTTCTTTCTGTTATATATGCTGATTTAATTACGCCGCTGAGTGTAAAATCTCCATATGTGGCTTTATCCAGCATCGTCATTCGTGCGTAAACTGCATTTCTTGGCACAATGACTTTATCATCAACGTATCCAAGTTCGTCTTGCTCAAGTAAGAAACGTCTGCCACCAACATAATGGTAATTTTTATCATAAAATGCTGTGCCAGCTTCTGAGGCGCTATTAGTTGTTTTTATTCTCTTGTAATATAGCAGTCCATATTTGCTTACATCAAGATAACTCGTCCTGAAAAATCCTGCCACTGCTACCGTGTTCCCACTTAACGAATTAATAACTTCATCCGGGATGCTGTCAAAAGGAATCGGAAGCGGCTGCATTGAAATTGTTTTCTCGTGGGAATCGGAAATGTTTCTTGCTAAAAGGTCAATCATTGTCCCATCTGATTTACTTAGAACAATTTCGCTAAATTCAGCTTGCGACCCTTTTGTGCTTGCTCCATACCCAATAAACAGCGAAATTTTTGCTATATTTGATTCGGCAACAAATGTGATTGTTCCCTCTGTTGTGTTGTTGGCAGTAAAATCGTAAGATTTAATAATCGTTGATGCAGAAGTCCTGACAGCCATAGCTAAATGCGGACTTCCTTTTGTCTGAACGGCTTTTGCATGAAGAGTGTACTCTTCTCCAATTTCAAGAATATTTTGCAAAATATCACTTGTTGAAAGCGACGGATAATTGGAAGATGCCCCATTAATCAGCGTAACTTTCCCATTAACCGGATCGCACTCATATGTCAACCCCGTTGCTGATGCGACCGTAAAATCAACAATACTAATAAGCGAATCAGGTGATTGGTCTACAAGAGCCTCAACATCACTTATTTGGCGAGTTAAATCATCTACCTCGGTCTGGTCAGCCTTGCTGTCAATCGTGCCTTCCCAGGTTGCGAACTCGGCGGCTCGGTCTGCCTCAGCCTGCACTCTGGCAGACTCAGCACTCACCCTGCTCTGCTCATTGGAGGCTCTCGTACTCTCTGCCGTCGCTCTTGCGGACTCAGCAGAAACTCTGGAAGTCTCAGCGCTTGCCCGGTTCTGCTCGGCAGTTGCTCGGGACGACTCAGCGTTGGCTCTCGCGGTCTCAGCTGAAACTCGGTTGGTTTCGGCGGTCACGCGCCCGGATTCAGCATCGACTCTATCCTGTTCGGCTGTCACCCTCGCCGTCTCATTGCTGGCTCTGGTGGACTCGTTCGCCTGCCTAGTCTGTTCGGCAGACGCTCTGTCGCTTTCTGCGGATGCTCGGCTCGCCTCATTCGCCTGCCGCAGTTCTTCCGCCTGTACCCTCAGAGCTTCCGCTTGCGCCCTTGCACCTTCCGCGGTTTGCCGCTGGGTTTCCGCGCTCTGGCGCTGGGTCTCATTCCCGGACCGCTCAACTTCCGCCTGCGCCCGGAGTATTTCGGCGTTGGCTCGGGCGGTCTCCGCGTTCGCCCTCAGCTGTTCTGCCGCGATCCGGAGTTCCTCATTTGCTTCGCATTCGTCTGCAATCACCGCAGCTTCGTTGGCAATCGCCAGGATTTGCGCCCACATATCCGGCGTCGGCTCCGCAGGCGTGATGATGTCCGTCGTGACTGCGCCCGGCCTCAGCACACCAAGGCTCGTCCAGATCGTCGGGATAATCACCGTCCCCACGCCGTCGGAACCGTACACGCCCACAAACAGAGGTTCGTCAATATATTCTTCTGCGCAGCTCTGGGCGGGGATCGTCACAAGGTTCGAGTTCGGCAGCGCGACCGGAATCTTGTTCATGTCTTCACCGTTCCGGAAGATGGCGAACCGGCTGAGTCCGTCCCAGTCTTCCGAGAACGTGAACTGCACAAGGATACCCGCAGAGCTGGTTGTAATCGACTCTTTGCTCCCGACGACCGCACGCCGGGTATTTACAGTTACTTCAAACATTTGTTTCCTCCTCATAGGGGAAAAGCCCCCGGTCTCCCGAGGGCTTTATTGTGTGTCAATATGGGATCAGGTCGTGCTCTTCGCCACAAGAATGCCGTTGGCCTTCTTGCCGATGACGAAGCAGTCATGCAGGAATCTGCCCTGAACGACGTGGCCGTCGATGTCCGGGTGGTCCTGGATGATGCGCATGGTCTCGATCTTCTTCGGAGCCACGCAGCAGTTCTTCGTGACAATCATGTACACGACGCCGGTCGGCATGTAGCTGTCGGGAACCTTCACGATGTGCATACCGTCAAGCGTACCGAGTTCGCCCTTCTTGATGATGCGTTCGGCTTCGCTCTGAACGGTGGCGCCGGCGCCGAGGATCTGGTCGGCCAGCTTGACTTTGACAACTTCGGACTCCTTGATGAAGAGCACGCGGTTCTCCGGAGCCAGGAGGTTGTTCAGTTCAGAGTTGTGGGTGAAGATGGTCTCAAGGGCATTCGCCTTGGTGAGGGAAACACCGGTCTTGATCGTGCCGCCGCCCGTAGTGCCGAAGCCGGTCACACCGTGGCCGGTCGCAATCGCGTTCAGACGGTACCTGTCAACATAAGGAATGATGACGTTCCTGGTCTGGCGGGCGAGGACCTTGTTCGCGGCCTTAATCATCAGTTCGGAAGTGTTGTTCCGTTTGTCGATCGCGCCGTTGAAGCTCTTGTCATCGTTGACCGTCAGTTCCTGGATGGTGTCGCCCAGCTCGGTCAGGTTACCGAAACGGGAACCGGTCGTGGCGTCCCAGTCGTAATCCTGAAGGGGCAGGTCATCGACGGAGTAGATCCGCACGGTCGCAACGCCGGTCCAGTCATAGTCCTGAGAGAAAATGCCCTCAGTGAGAGATGCTTTGTAAAAAGCCTCAGCTACTTTCGGTGAGGCTTTGGTTGCAAAATTGAAAGTCGGCATAATTATTCACTCCATTTTTAGTCACGGAGTCGGCCCTGGCTTCCAGATCCGGGGATCGGCAGAAGACTGATGCCTGTCCGCTCTGCCTGCCGGAAAACGTTTTGCGTTCCGGCCCGCTTTAAGCGTTCCAGCCTTCGTCCCATCCGTCGTCCATCGGGTCCCTGGGCGCTCCCGCGCCCGCCGATTTCGATGAACCCATGGACCGCTCCTTGTTTTTCTTGTGCTGCTTCGCCTGTTCGAGTTCTTTCTTCAGGCGCTCGTTTTCCTCTTTGAGCTTGCCGGAGTTGTACTTGATGTACGCCGCCGTGAGGTCGCCAATGGCCTCGGCATCGTCCCAGACTTCTTTCGGAATCTGTTCTGACTTGACGCCCGGATAGGCCTTCATGAACCGGTCAACGGAAGCACGGCGTCTCGCCTGCTGTTCTTCTTCGTTGGCCCTCTGCTGCTTCGCCTCTTCCGGCTCCATCGCTTTCAGCCTGGCCTGCACTGCCTGAGCCGCTGCGGCGGATGCGGCAAGTTCTTTTCCTTCCGCCTTCGCCCTCGCCATCAGGCTGCGCGTCCTCGTCTCGTCGATCAGGGACTCAATGTCCCCGCCGCGGGCCTCCGCAAGTTCTTTCAGAAAACCTTCATACATCCGAAGCTTGGGAACATCGTCTTTTACCGCGTCCCACTTCTCCCGGATGCGCTGATAGTCCATGCCCTGCTGGGCAAGCTTGATTACTTCGTCACGCTTGACGGTTCTGGTCTCGCCGAGGTACTTGAGTTCGTAAGAATCGCTCTGGTCGGAGCCGCCTTCCTTTCCCTCTGCCTCGCCTTCACTCTCGCCGCCAGTTTCCCCTTCGGTTCCGTCTCCGTCCCCGGCAGGGCCTTCACCTTCAGGTCCGTCCGCTTCCTGCTGGTCTGCATCTGCTTCCTCGCCCTCGCTTTCCTCTTCCGTTTCCAGGCTGCCGTCGGAATCGTCTTCAGGCCCCCGCCCGTCGGCAGGAAATCCCTCGTTCCATCCTTCGTCCCAGCCTTCGTCAAAAGCGCCCGACGTCTCAAGCTCTTCTGCGGATTCGGTCAGTACGGTGTTTTCGTTACCCATTTGTCGCTCTCTTTCTCCGCTATGGTCGGCGGTTCAGATCAGTTTCTATATCTCCACAGCGCCGGTCAGCGCTTGCAGGCATAATAAAAACGGGCCAGACCACAGTTATTTCAACTGTAGTCTGACCCGTAATGGCCGTCATAGTTACCGTGATGTAACTACCACTTCATATTTCTTTTTGCTCGACACCTCAAAGATTACCAGCTTCCCGCCGATAATCCGCATCTCGATTGCTTTTCCTGCCCCCAGGGTATCTTCAATCTGTTTGATTGCGATTGGTGAAAGACGAATCTCTGTTCGCATTTATTCCACCTGTTTCTGTATATTGCGCCGCCTTGGTGGCCTACCC